ATCAGCGTGGTGTGGTGAGCGTTGCCCTGGTCGAACGCTAGGCCGCGGTCCTCGAGCTACGGCAGCGAGCACGCCAAGGCCAGGCGAGCAGCAGCAGCCAAGCACCAGCCCACCGATCCGTGCACAAGGTGTGGACATCCGCTCGGCCCGATGGGACCTGGCCTGCACTACGACCACAACCGAACGCGCACCGGCTACCTCGGCTTCGCTCATGGTGCGCCGTGTCCGTACTGCCGGCGTCGCTGTAACCAGCGAGCCGGTGCGATCGAAGGGCGACGACGTCAGTCGATCATCCAGATGCGGCTCTAGTACGTATCACCGGCATCGATGCGACTCAGAGTGAGATTTGACGAGCGATGTGACCCAGCGTCGCTCTCTCATTCATCGGTATGACGCGCTGACCAGCGAGTTTGTCTCACGCGTTCGTCAACTTCTGCCGACCCGGGGGACAACCCTCAGCAACTCGGCTTCCTGACCCGCCAGTTCGCACCCGCACACTCACTCCGTGTGACGCCCAGCGATCTTGATTGGCCCACCTCATCCGGGAGACCGATATGCCTCGCCCGCAGGCACCCGTCGGTGCACCCCGGTCAACGCCCGACGAGGACCGCAGGCGACGGCTGGAAGCGCTACGCGACCGCCTCGAGGCCGCCGTGGCAGACGCCGGCCACCGGGACCTCGCGCCCCTCGCCGCCCGCTACCAGTCGGTCCTAGCCGAGTTGGCGTCGCTGCCTGCCGTGAAGGAGTCGGATGGCATCGACGATCTCGCCAAGCGTCGGCAGGATCGGCGTTCAGGCTCCGCGGGTTCACAGCCTGCCGCCGGGGGCTGAACTAGCCCCCTCGGCTGGCCAAGATGCGATCGATTTGGCCGCGCTGGCTGGGCTGCATCTCTACCCGTGGCAGCAACTCGTGCTGCGCGACGCGCTGCGTGAGCGGTCTGACGGCAAGCTCTGGGCGTTCGAGGTCGGTCTGATCGTGCCTCGGCAGCAGGGCAAAGGGTCGGTCCTCGAGGCTCTAGAGCTGGCTGCGCTGTTCCTCGCCGATCCGGACGCCCCGCCACCTCTGATCCTCCACTCCGCCCATGAGTTCAAGACTTCGGCGGAGCACTTCCGCCGCGTGCGCGATCTGGTCGAGGGTTCCCAGGCGTTCCGCAAGCAGGTGCGCATCATCCGGACCGCTGCCGGCGCCGAGTCGATTGAGCTGCACTCGGGCGCTCGCCTTCGATTCGTCACCCGCACGGGCGGGTCGGGACGTGGGTTCTCCGCCGACCTGGTGGTCATCGACGAGGCGTACAACCTGACCGCAGAACAGATGGCGGCTGTGCTGCCGACGATGGCTGCGCGACCGAACCCGCAGATCTGGTACACGTCGAGCGCCGGCATGGTCGCCTCCGAGCAGCTAGCGCACATCCGGCAGCGAGGGCTCAAGGGTGGCGATCCGTCCCTGGCCTACTTCGAATGGTCCGCGCCCGATGGTGCTGATCTGGACGACCGCGAGGCGTGGGCGCAAGCGAACCCGTCACTCGGCTACCGGGTGCCCGAGTCGTTCCTGGTGACCGAGCGCGCGGCGCTGCCCGACGAGCAGTTCGGCCGCGAGCGGTTGGGCCTATGGGCTGACGTCACGCAGGACCGCGTGGCGATCGATCTGGATCGGTGGTCGGCGCTGATCGACACGAATCCGACGCTAGCTGCCCCGACCTTCGCCTTTGCGACTGCCCCGGATCGCTCGTGGTCCGCGATCTGCGCTGCTTGGCGCCGTCCGGACGGTTCGACGCAGCTCCTGCTCGGCGACGACTACCGCCGCGATGCAACATGGGTCGCGGCTCGGGTGGCGGAACTGCGGTCCCGTTACGGAGGTCGGGCCATCGCCGCCAACAAGGCCGCCCAGGGCCTTGTGAGCGATGCCGAGAACCTGTCGGAGTCCGATCAGGCGAAGGCGCACAACGCGCTGTCTGACGCGGTCCTCGCGGGCACGGTGCGGCACGGGAACGAGCCGGCGCTGAACGCGGCGGTCCGCGCCTCCCGCTGGAAGACCTCGGGCAACACGCGCGTGCTCGACCAGAAGGGCAACACCGACATTTCCCCGCTCACGGCCGCGGCCGGGGCTGTGCACGGCTTGACGACTGCTCCTGCGACCGGCGGATGGATGGTGGGCGTGTAGTGACCCTCCCTGCGCCCATCTCGCCCATCTTCTCGACGTCATCGGACCCGAACATCCGGCTCGTGGAGCGCCTGTCGGCGAAACTCGCGCAGGCCAACATCGAGTACGACAAGTTCGACCGGTACTACACCGGCGATCAGCCGATGGCGTTCCTGGCGCCCGAAGTTCAGGCGCAGCTCGGCAACCGGCTGGCCCCGCTGGTCATCAACTGGCCGGAGACGATCACCGACTCGGTCAACCGCCGCATCTCCAACGAGGGATTCCTGCTCGGTCAGGGTGGCAACGCCGATGACGAGCTGTGGCGGATCTGGACCGCGAACGGGATGCACGAGGATGCCCCGCTCGGCCAGGTCGACGCACTCGTGCACGGCCTCGGCTTCATCTCGGTGTGGGGCAACGAGGACGACCCACAGACGCCGTTCATGGCCTTCGAGTCGGCGCACCAGATGCAGGTGCTCTACGAGCCCGGCACCGGGGACCGCGTGGTCAGTGCGGCGCTCAAGCGGTGGTCGGACGATGACGGGCGCACCTTCTCGACGCTGTACCTGCCCGACCGGGTGATCCGGTACGTGAGCAAGTCCAATGTGCCGAACACTGCCAGCCAGTTGGTGGTCGATCAGGTCCTCGACAACCCCCTGGGCGCGGTCCCGATCGTGCCGCTGGTGAACCGGGGCCGGCTGCTGAATCGTGAGGGCCGCTCGGAGCTCGCCTCGATTGCGCCGATCGCGGACGGCATCAACGAGCTGGCGACCGGGCTGATGGCCACGGCCGAGTTCTATCTGACGCCGCGGCGGTACGCGACCGGGCTGCAGATGTCGGCCGACCCGGCCGAGCGGGAGCGGTTGCAGGCTGAGGCTGAGGCGTACTGGGACCGTGCGGCGAAGCAGAAGACGCTTCTCGGCGGTGCAGGCGTCCAGTTCGGTCAGTTCCCCGAGGCCGATCTGATCGGCTTCGTGTCCGGCATCAACCTCCTGACCTCGGCGCTGGCGGCGATCGGTGGTCTGCCGCCGGACGACCTGGGGCTCAACCAGGTCAACCCTGCGTCGGCCGAGGCTCGCCGGGCTGCGGAGACGGTGCTGGTGCTGCGGGCGAAGGAGAAGCAGTCGGCGTTCGGTCGCGCGTATACGCGGGCGATGCGGCTTGCTATCGCGGCCCGTGACGGTGTTCCGCTGCGGTCGTTGCCGACCGAGTACGCCCGGATGTCGATCGACTGGCAGGATCCCGCGACCCCGGCGATCTCCCAGGAGATGGATGCTGCGGTGAAGGGCAAGGAAGCCGGGATCTACGACACCGAGGCCGCGCAGCAGCGGGTCGGCATGGGCCCGGCGGAGCGGCTGGCGGTGAAGGCCCGCGCCCAGGAGGCGGCGGACCTGTCGACCACCGCCGACGTGCGGGCCCGCATGGCAACGGCCCGCGAGTTGGTCCGCACCGACGGGCTGACGCTGAACGCCGCGATGGCGGCTGTCGGGCTGCTGCAGGCGGCGAGCGTCAACAGCACCGAGCAGGGCCCCAGCACGGCGCAGAGCGCCTAACTCTTCCGACCCCGGCGGTTGGTTGGCACCACCTCCCACGACGCCCCTGGAGGGCACCGTGTCCGAACCTGTCCAGACCGAAGAGCAGTCCGCGCCCCAGGAGGGCGAGGAGCAGCAGCAGACGGAGGAGCTCTCCCCCGAGGCTCTCCGCAAGCAGCTGGAGAAGGCCCGCAAGGAAGCCGCCAGCTACCGCACCAAGGTCCGCGAACTGGAGCCCCTCGCCTCGAAGGCGAAGGAGCTTGAGGACGCCGGCCGGACCGAGCTGGAGAAGCTCACCGCCCGCGCCGAGCAGGCCGAGCGGACCGCAGCCGAGAACGCAGCTCGCGCTCTCCGGCTCGACGTGGCGTTCGAGAAGGGCCTCACCCCGGCTCAAGCCAAGCGACTCGTCGGCAGCAGCCGCGAGGAGCTGGAGGCCGACGCCGAGGAGATCCTGCGCGACTTCCCGGCCCTCAAGTCCGACGGCCGCCCCAAGGGCAACGCCGACCTCGGCGCCCGCACCGCCGCACCGCCCGCCAACCCCCGGCAGGCCGACCTCATGCAGATCGAGGCCGACCTACGCGCGGCGACCCGCCGCTAGTTCTCCCCTCGCATGAGGGGCCAACCGAAAGGAACACCCCCTCATGGCCGTCACTCTGGCCGAAGCCGCCGTCACCTCGCAGGACCCGCGCCTGCCCGGCGTCGTCGGCGTGCTCAACACGTCGCAGATCATGAACCGGCTGCCGTTCGAGCCCATCGCCGGCCGCGCGTTCAGCTACAACAACGAGGCGACCCTGCCGGCCGCCGCGTTCCGTGCCGTCAACGCCGGCTACACCGAGTCGACCGGCACGTTCAACAACGCGACCGAGTCGCTGGTCATCCTCGGTGGTGACTACGTGGTGGACCGCTTCCTCGAGCAGACCTCCACCGGCTCCGTCGCTTCCCTGGTCGCGGCGCAGCGGGACATGAAGGCCCGTTCGATCGCGGCCAAGTTCGCCGACACGTTCGTCAACGGCTCGACCGGCGTGGACGCGAACAGCTTCAACGGGCTGAAGACCCGCATCACCGGCGGTCAGGTCATCAGCAGCGGCACCAACGGTGCGGCGATGAACACCGACGCCGCCACCCGGAACGCTTTCCTCGACAGGCTCGACGCCCTGCTGGCGCTCGTCCCGGGCGCAAACGCGATCTACGCCAACCAGCAGGTCATCGCCATGCTGCGGACCGTCTTCCGCAACGTGACGATCAACAACTACACGGTCGACGACCTGACCGGCCGCCCGCTCCAGGTGCCGACCTGGCAGGGCGTCCCGATCCTCGACGCCGGCCTGAAGGCCGACCAGACGCAGGTCATCCCGCAGACGGAGACCCAGGGCACCAGCAACAACGCGTCCTCGATCTACGCGGTGAAGTTCGCGCAGTCCGAGAACGACACCGGCGTCATGGGCATCACCAACGGTGGTCTGCAGGTCGACCCGCCGAAGCAGATGGAGTCCAAGCCGTCGTGGCTCGGCCGCATCGAGATCTACTGCGGTCTCGCCATGCTCGGCGCCCAGCCCGCCGCCCGGCTCTCGGGTGTGCTCGCCTCCTGATCCGAAGGGAAGTAGCTCATGACCGCCCCCGCCAAGACCACCACTCCGAAGGTCCGGCACGAGGAGTTCTGCCTGCCTCGCCCCGGTTCCGACGAGCCGCGGATCGAGAGCTTCTTCTTCTACGAGGACGACCCCAAGGGCGGGCGCTCCAAGGCGACTCACCTCATCACCCGCTGCATCGAGTGCGGCGCTCAGACGAACAAGCAGATCGGAGACTGACATGGCCGAGAAGGCCGCCGGCGCCCAGGCGTCGAAGCAGGAGAACGACAAGCTGACCCACCCCGAGGGCGGCGCCACCACCCGTGACGACGCCCTCGACTCGGGCGCCCCGATGCTGCAGGGCGACCGGTCGGAGCCGGTTGGCCCGGAGGACGCCCTCGGCAGCGGCCCGAAGCGCGGGGACTACTCCAAGCTGATCGGCCCGCTGCAGCACGCCGCGGCGGTCGTCAACCCGGACTACGACCCGGCCGACCCCAACTCGCCCCGCACGGTTCTGGTGCACCAGAACCCGCTCGTCGAGCAGCGCGGCGACGAGAAGGGCAAGAAGGGCGGCACCAACCCGCTCTCCGACGAGGTCTGACCCGTGTCGGAGTTCGCGTCGCTTGAGGACGTCAAGGCGCACCTGGACATCACTTCGGCGGCCAACGACGACGAACTCCTGTTGATGCTGGACGCGGCGAGCGAGATGGTGCGCTCGATCGTTGGCTCGTTCTCCCCGGTGGCGGTCACTGAGCAGGTGGCCGCCACCGGCGGGACAGCTCTGCTGCGTCAGCGTCCGGCCTTCGACGCCACCGTGGTCGACTACTACGGGGCGACGCTGACCGGGTTCACCCTCAACAGCGCCGCCGGGCTGATCTACGGCCTGCCGTCCGCCTACGGTCCGCTGACGGTCACGTACACGGCGGGCGGCAGCGACGTTCCCGCCTCCGTGACGTTGGCGACGCTCATCATCGCCGCCCACCTGTGGGAAACCCAGCGCGGTGCGGCCCCGGTCGGTCCGCTGGCCGCGGAGGACGTGGCGCTGGCCCCGGGCATCGGGTTCGCCATCCCGAACCGGGCACGCGAACTGCTCGAGCCGTTCGTCGGATCGGCGCAGATCGCATGAACGCCGCCCTGCCTGCCGTGCTGGATCGCCTGGTCGCGCTGCTGCCCACCCTGCCGGGCTGGTCCGGTGTCGGGGTGTTCGACGGCCCGACGCTGACCCGTGATGCCCTGCCGACTTTCGTCACAGTCGGATTTGTCGACGGTGAGGACTTCGGCGGCACGTTCGAGCCGGGCGAATCCCTCGGCGACTTCTGGGAAGAGGCCGGCACCGTCCGCTCGGAGATCGTGTCCCAGACCGGTGACGACGACATAGCCGGTTGCCGGGCCCGGGCGTTCGGACTGTTCAGTGCCTGGCAGGCCGCGCAGCAGGCGGATCAGACCCTCGGCGGTGTCGTGGCGTCGTCGCGGCTGTCCGCCGATCTGCAGCCGGTGCAGAACACCGGCGGCTCGGCGGTGCGGCTCGCGGTGACGCTGACCTACGTCGCGCGGGGCCTCTAGCTCCTCACCCAGACGGCGAGCCCGATCACGGCCGCCACGATCACGATCGCCACGAGTAGCAGCAGCGCGCTCTGGATGTTGCCCAGCGCGTCTGCGGACTGTTTCGCGTACTGCTCCATGCGCTGCTCGTGAGACACGGCTTCCTGGCCGTCGATCTCCATCTGCGTCACCCCTCCCCCGATCCGGTCCCGCACGGTACCGCACACCCCTGGAAGGACAGCCACATGACCGCCCCCGTCCCGGCCACCGCCGCGGAACTGCGCGAGGCGCAGCAGAAGGAGTACGGCACGTACGTCGCCGTCGTCCCCATCGACATCGGCGGGGCGCGGGCGTTCAACCCGGGCGATCCCGTCCCCGTCTCCCACGTCGAGCGCGGCGTGGTGGCGACCGATCAGGTCGCCAAGGTCACCACCAAGGCCGGCCGCGAGGCCGCCGGGGTCACTGAGCCCGCGAAGCCCTAGCGGTTGCGGTCCGTCGAGCCTGCGCGCGGGCATTCGTTGCCCGCTTGCAGGTGAGGCAGTAGCGGTAGCGCCCGTCCGGACCGTGGTGTCCAGTGTTCTCCGGCGTGAACTCGTGACCGTGCTTGCATGTCATTTTCGCGCCATTCCCACCCGCGCTGATGTTGTCCCCCAAGGGCATCGAGTCAAGGTGGTCAGGGCGTACGCATCGGCGATGGGGGCATTTGCTGCCTTCTCGACAGTCGTCAGCGACGGCTGTGTGGCACAGATGATCCAGCGTCATCCCGTCTGGGATAGGGCCGCGCTCTAGCTCAAACGCAAACCGATGCGCTTGCTGCATTCGATCGGTCCCGTCGCGGGTGACATAGAAGGTCCCATACCCGTTCTTTGTCCCGCCCGTCCAGGCCCAGCAGTCGCCTGATCTGTCGACGTGGGACCAGAACCGCTCGGCATCCGTCTGCTTCCAGCGGGAGCTGACGACCCGGGGGTCTCCCCATTTCCGCCACCGCTGCCAGTGCTTCCTGCACATGTGGCGGCCGACGACGGGTGCGCCGCATTCGTCGATCTCACAGAAAGTCCGGGGCCGAGTCACCCGGTAATCCTACCACCTGGAAGGGTCACTTAGAATGCCCGCTCCGTCTTCTGTTGCCGTCAATGTGTTGACGGATCCTGGTTATTTGTGGGTCGCCCCGCTCGGCACCGCCGAGCCGACGCCGACCGTCGCCGGGTCGAAGTTCACCGACGCCGTCCCGGCTGCGTGGCTGCCGCTGGGCGCCACGACCGAGGGGTCAACGTTCTCGTACAGCACGAGCGTCGAGGCGATCCGGGTCGCGGAGTACTTCGACCCCATCCGGTACTCCACGACCGAGCGCAACGGGTCCATCGCCTTCAACCTGGCGAACTGGACCCTCAGCAACTACAAGCGCGCCCTCAACGGTGGCGTCGCCGCACTCACCCCGACCGGCACGACTGGCAGCGAGCTGACCACGTTCGAGCCGCCGGCGCCGGGCACCGAGACCCGCGCGATGCTGCTGTGGGAGTCGACCGATTCCACGGTGCGACTGCTGTGCCGTCAGGTGATCCAGGGCGGCGAGGTGGCGTCGGCGTTCCAGAAGGCGCCGAGCATCGCGGCGATCCCGTGCACGTTCAACCTGGAGATCCCGTCCGGTGGCGTGCAGCCGTTCAAGATCTTCGGCGCTGGGCTCAACCGTGTCTGACGAGCGGACCATCGAGTTCAAGGGCGAGAAGTTCGGCGCCGAGTTCCCTGTGCCGCCGATGGCGCTCATGGAGTTCGCACACATCGCCGCAGGCGACGTGGACTCCTCGGACCTCCAGGGCTTCGCGGCCATGTACGACCTGCTCGAGTCGGTCATCAAGCCCGAGGACTGGGGCCGCTTCCGGCGGCACGCCAAGAAGTCTCGGGCGACCGACAGGGACCTGCAGGAACTGGTCATCAAGGTGGTCACCGGGCAGACCGACCGCCCTACCCAGCGGCCCTCCGACTCCTCGGATGGGCCGGTCAGCACCGAGCAGAAGTCCGAGTCCGCGCCGGAGCCCTTGCCCTCGGCGGAGGAGCCGCTGCACGCTCGGGTGATCCGGATGCACGAGAAGGCCGGTCGCCCGGACAAGGCGCTGATCGTGCTGCAGGCGCAGGAGCAGCAGATGGCGGCTTCGGCGGTCTGACCGCCCGCGACATCTGCGACCTGGCCTATGTGCTGCTCGTTGAGCAGCTGGAGCGGCGCGTGCTGGCCGACCGTCAAGCACTGATCGCCCGAGGAATCGGGGAGAACCTGCCCACCCGCGGGGTCGAGCAGGCCAACCTCGACTCCTGGCTGGTCGAGGAGCCGAAGCCGCTGGAGCGGCTCTCCCCCGCGGAGCTGGAGAAGCTGGACGAACTGCGAGCCCTGGGGGTGGCCTGATGCCGCGCATCGACAACCGGGGCAACCTGCGCGGGTCGCTGCAGAACGCCGTCTCGTCCGGTGGCGCTAGGCGGCTGGGCGGCGCGGATGAGTTCTATCGCGTCTCCAAAGCGCTCAAGGCGGCCGGCGAGACCGGCCTGCGCAACGAGCTGAACAAGGCCGTTCGTCTCGCCGCCAAGCCGCTCATTCCCAAGGTCCGTGACGCGGCGCGGGCGAATCTGCCCAAGCAGGGGAAGCTCAACGAGCGCATCGCCAAGAAGCCCTACCGGGCGCAGGCCCGCACCGGGACGAACACGGCCGGCGTCCGGATCGTCGGCACGAAGGTCGACCCGCGGATCAACGCGCAAGGCCGCATTCAGCACCCGGTGTTCGGCCGCCCGGGTTCAACGGTTGTCCAGTTCGACCCAGATGCCAAGGGCTACTTCGACGAGACGCTGCGCGAGGCGGCGCCCCAGGTGCAGGAGGAGGTCGTGGCCGTGGTGCGCCTCTTCCATGCCCGACTCCTGCAGGAGATGAAGTAGTGGCGAACCTGTCGCTGGTCTTCGACGTCCTCGCGCGGGATGGTGCGTCCGCCACTCTCCGCAAGGTCGGCGACGAGGTCGAACGGACCGGCAAGAAGACCGACGGGCTGAGCAGTTCACTTGCCGGCCATGCGCAGCGGGTGGACGGCTTCGCCGCGTCGATCAAGGGCTTCGGCGCCACGATCGGCGGCCTGGCGCTCGTCAGCACCTTCAAGGGCATCTACGACGCCGCTGCCGAGTCGGCGAAGATCAGCCGGCTCACCGAGAACGTCATCCGCTCGACCGGCGGCGCGGCGAACCTCACCGCAAAGCAGGTTGGCGACCTGGCGACGGCGCTGTCCAACAAGACCGGCGTCGACGACGAGGCGATCCAGTCCGGCGAGAACCTCCTGCTGACGTTCACGAACATCCGCAATGAGGTCGGCCGCGGCAACGACATCTTCAACCAGGCGACGGCCATCGCCAACGACATGTCCGTGGCTCTCGGCCAGGACATGTCCTCGAGCGCGATCCAGCTCGGCAAGGCGCTGAACGATCCGATCAAGGGCGTCACCGCGTTGCAGCGGGTCGGCGTGTCGTTCACGGAAAGCCAGAAGGACCAGATCAAGACCCTGGTCGAGTCGGGCAAGACGATGGACGCACAGAAGCTCATCCTCGCGGAACTGACCAAGGAGTTCGGCGGGGCGGCCGAGGCTGCCTCGACGCCGCTGGACAAGCTGACCGTCCGGCTGGGCAACCTGGCCGAGTCGATCGGTAGTGCTGTCACCCCCGCAGTCAACGGGATGGTCGACGGCCTTGAGACGGCCCTGGACGTCGGCGGGGACTTCCTGGCCTGGGCGTCGGAGCTTCCTGGCCCGGTCCAGGCCGCCGCGGGCGCGGCGACCGTGTGGGCGCTGGCGGGTGACAAGATCACCGGGGCGTTCGGGACTGCTCGGGACAAGGTCAAGGCGTTCCGCGAAGAGGCCGAACTGCAGCAGGCGCTGCTCGCCATGCAGTCCAACGACATCTCGGAAGCCGACCGGGCCCTCGGCGGCCTGGGCAACACCCTGGACACGACCGGCACCAAGTTCGGCACCGCCAAGGCCGCGGCAGGGGCGTTCGCCCACGCGATCGGGCCGGAGCTCGCCATTGCCGCCGGCGCCTTCGTGGTGGGCGAGATCGTCGACGGAATCCAGTCGCTGACCCAGGCGTCCGATGACGCCAAGGCGGCGGCCGAAGGCCTGGCGCAGGCGCTGACACTGACCGACACTGCGGCCGACCGGCGATCGATTCGCAAGGCCATCGAGGACACCGACGGCCTCATCGAGGTGCTGCAGAAGGCCGGCGTGTCGTCCGAGACGGCTATCAACGGCCTGCTCGGGCAGCGGGACGCCCAGGAGAAGGTCGACTCGGCGCTCCAGCACTACATCGGCACGGTCAACACGCGCGGCGACGACGGCGCTGAGTCTGTTCGCCAGGCCAGGCTCGCCTACGACGAGTTGGCTACCGGCTATGGGAACGCCGCGTCCAATGCTCGCTTCTTTGGCGATGCGGCCACGTCGTCGGCCACGTCTGCCCAGGGCGCCGCCGATGCCACCACGGACGCCGCCGACCAGACCGTTGCCGACGCCGAAGCCGCCCAGCAGGCTCTGGACGACTGGATCAACAAACTCGCCGGCATCGACGACGCTTTCGTTGACCCGCTCGGCACCTACCAGGAGATGCTGCAGGCCGCCGCGCAGGCGACCGCCGATTCTACGGAGTCGCAGAAAGACTCTTGGAAGGATTTCGTCGACAGCACGAAGATCTCGCTCGACGACTACGCTCAGCAGCTTCAGGACCAGATCACTGCCCAGCAAGACTGGCAGAAGAACCTGGGCATCATCGCGGCGAACGCCGGTGCCGAAGTGGCTCAACACCTGGCTGAGATGGGCGTGCAGGGCGCCGGCCTGGTAGCCCAGTTGGCTAACAGCAGCCATGACGAGATGGTCCGCATGGGCGGCCTGATCACCCAGGATGCCCAGCTTGGTGGCGCCAACGCGGCGGCTGCGCTGGACGCGCAGATGAAGGTCATGGCCGCGATCGGGGCGTCGGGCGGCAAGGCGACCGCGCAGCAGATCGCCGAGCAGCTCGGCCTCGGCATCGACGTCGTAATGGGAATCGCCGCGAACTATGCGGCGACTCTCGGCAACGGAATCAACCCGTTGCTGGCTGCGCTTGGCCACGCTCCGGTACGGCTCGGCACCGGAGGGGGCCGCCCGATCGGAGCGGCCGTCTACAACGCGGACGGCGGGTTCATCAACGGCCCCGGCACCGGGCGGTCGGACAGCATCCTGAGCTGGCTGAGCAACGGCGAGTTCGTCGTCAACGCTGCGGCCACCGCTCAGCATCGACCGCTGCTCGAGGCCATCAACGGAGCGCCGCGGTTCGCGGGCGGCGGGTTCGCCAGCACGTCGGACGTGCCTAGGCCCTATTCGACCGCGCCCTTCGGGATGCCGATCTCGACGGCCGCCGACACGACGATGGGCACCGAGTACTCGACGGTGACCGACTGGATCACCAAAAACCTCTTGTCGTCGGTCGACCCTGGCGGCGGGGGCGTGCAGCGGTGGGCTCCGCTGGTGCTGCGGGCGCTGTCGATGATGGGTCAGCCGGCGTCGCTGCTGAACTCGGTGCTGCGGCGGATGAACCAGGAGTCCGGCGGTAACCCGCGGGCGATCAACAACTGGGATATCAACGCCAAGCGCGGCGACCCATCCCGGGGGCTGATGCAGACCATCGGCTCAACGTTCCGCGCCTACCACTACCCGGGCACGTCCAACGACATCTACGACCCGTTGGCGAACATCCTGGCGTCGATGCGGTACGCGCTGGCCCGCTACGGGTCGCTGTCGTCGGCCTATAACCGCAAGGGCGGTTACAAGCTCGGCACGGACTTCGTTCCCGAGGACGGGCTGGCATACCTGCACCGCGGCGAGGCGGTCGTGCCGGCGGACAAGAACCAGGGCGCCCCGTACACCGGCGGTGGGCCGCTGGTCATCCAGCTCGACGGCCCGGCCACGGTTGACCTTCTGGAAGGGCGAGCCGTGCGTGTGGTGAACGACTTCGGTGAGCGGCAGTACCGGCAGAAGGTCTACAAGTGACCACGACGGTGACGGCGACGGCCGAGCCGGGCGCGACCCCGCCGAGGGTGCGCCTGGACATTACGACCAACCAAACGTCGCTGGTCGTCTACCGGGTGGCGCTGGACGGTTCGCAGACCCCGGTCCGCACCTACGACGGCGGCCCGCTGCCGGTCAGCGGCTCCACGGCGCTGCTGTACGACCCGGAGGCGCCGTTCGGGCAGTCGTTCACGTACACCACCGACGACACGGCCACGACCGCCTCAGCGTCGGTGTCGGTCGATCCGGGCGTGGTGTGGCTGGTGCACGCGGGTGTGCCGACGCGATCGGTGCCGGTCACTGTCGCGGCGTTCTCCGAGCGCCAGGCCGGGGCCAGCCAGTCGGTGCGGTACCCGCTGAACCGCAGGTTCCCGATCGTCGCCAACGACGGGATGCGCAAGGCCGACACGTACACGCTGACGCTGCTCACCCAGTCGCAGGACGAGTTCTCGGCGCTGCAGGATCTGCTGTCGGACCTGTCGCCGCTGCTGCTGAACGTGCCTCCGAGCCGCAACTGGGTGGGTGCGGGCACGGAGTACCTGGCGATCGGCGACGTGAGCGTGTCGAACCCGGGACGCGTGGTCGTCCTTCCGGATCGCCTCTGGTCGCTGCCGTGTTCGGTGGTGGACCGCCCGGCCGGCGGGTCGCAGGCGTTCAACACCTACGCCAAGTCGACCGGCCTGTACTCCACCTATTCGGCGCGGTTGGCGGCGCA